CGACGACGCTCCGTCGGCGCAGACCACCACGGTTCGAGACAACGAGGTCGTGTTCGGCGATTTCTCGAACTACGTGATCGTCGACAAGCCGGGCTCCTCGGCCATGTACTACGTCCCGCCGGGCACGCTCACGTCCACGAGCAACAACCTGCCCAACGGTGCGTCGGGGTGGCTGTTCATGTGGCGTGAAGGCGCCGAGTCGGTCAACGACGTCGCTTTCCGTCTGCTCCAGGACAAGACCTCGGCCTGAGCCGAACGAATACGAGAGGGTCCGGCCGCTCCTCGGCAGGGTGGCGTCGGGCCCTCTCTACAACCCTGCCCACCCTGCCGAGAAGCGAGACCCGATCATGTCCATTCTGCGCGTCAAGGCTGACGTCAAGGCTGTCGTCTACGACGAAGAGACCGACACCCACGTCCCGCTCACACCCGGCCAGGAGTACGACTCCGGGGACTCGCTGGTCAAGCAACACCCGTGGGCGTTCCAACGTGATGCCGACGTCGAGCGGGGGATAGAGCAGGGGACGCGCCGGCCTGGCGAGCGCCGCGGGTGATCCCCGGCGCGGTCACGGTCGGCTACCTCCACCCCGGCCACCTCGCCGCCTGCTTCACCGAGTCGCTGCTCGAGATCATCCTGACCGACTTGACGGGGCGCCAGCGGATCATGTCGCACGCTCACGGCAAGCTCGCCAAGGAGTGCGGCGCCGCCGGCATCGTGGATGGCCGCAACCTGCTGGCGAAGGCGATGTGCGACTCCTCGGACGCGGAGTGGCTGTTCATGGTCGACGCCGACATGGGGTTCGCCGAGGACACCGTCGAGCGGCTGATCGCCGCAGCCGATCCCGTCGAACGTCCCGTCGTTGGTGCCCTGTGCTTCGCGCAGAAGACCGACGGTCGAGCGTCATATCACGGCATCCGCTATCGGGCGCAGCCGACGCTGTACCGATTCGTGGAGACCGATGAGAAGGTGGGCGTGACGCCCATGTTCGACTACCCCCGCGACGAGCTCGTGCCGGTGGACGCCACCGGTGGCGCGTGCGTCCTGATCCACCGCACCGTGCTCGAGAAGATTCGCGGCCAGTTCGGCGACGTGTGGTTCGATCCGATCACGCACCCGAAGGGTGACACCACGTTCAGTGAGGATCTGTCGTTCTGCTTCCGGGCGACGATGGTCGACGTTCCGCTGTTCGTCCATACCGGGATCAAGACGACCCACGACAAGGGCAGCGTGTTCCTCGACGAGGAGTTCTACGACCGCCAGCAGGAAGCCCGGAAGGCTCACGCGTGAAGCCGTGGGAGGCGCCGCTGACCGGCGGCCCGGACGCTCACCGCTACATGGCCCTCGCTCGCGGCGAACGGGTGCCCCGGCCTTTCCACCTGCGCTGGTTGCTTCCGACGTTTCTGGGCGAATCTAGGGGCGGATGGTGGGCAATCTGGCTGATGTCCTGGCCGGTGCTCGCCGGTGGGATGATCGTCTGGCGGTTCGCCGCCGGCGACGACTGGCGGGTCGTGGGTGCAGCCACCGTGTTCCTCGTGGCTCTCCCCGGCATCCTCGGCCCGTCGGCCGTTATCCCGGTCGGTGTCGACCTGCCGGCGACAGCGTTGTCGCTGTGCGGGGTCGGACTGCTCGAGGTCGGCGGATGGTCGTGCAACGTGGTCGGTCTCGCGCTGATCGGTGTCGCGGCGATGATCCGTGAGACGTCGCCAGTGTGGTCGGCGTTGTGGCTCTGGTCGCCGCTCCCGCTCGTGGTGCTCCCCGTGGTCGTCGTGCGTCATATGGTGGCGAAAACCGGACCTGATCCGCTCGGCCCACGGTTCGATGAGATCGCCGCCCATCCGATCAAGGCAGCGTTGGCCGCTCATGTCGGGCGGTGGCGTGACGGATGGCTGATGGTCGCCCCGTGGGGCGCCTGTCTCGCCGGTCTGATCCGCCCGAGTGTGGCGCTCGTCGTTGTCCTGGTGCTCGCCTACGCACAGTTGCTGATCGCGACGGACACGGTTCGCCTTGTCCACCATGCCGCCGGCCCGGTGCTGGCGGTCGCTGCAGCCCAGACGATCCCGATGGAGTGGCTGCTGCTGGCGTGCGTGCTGCACGTCGTCTGGTTCTGGCAGATGGAGAGGGTGTGACCGATGGCCGTCGCCACGAACAGCTACTTCGAGCCGGACCAGCTCGCCGCCTACATGAAAGACCCGGAGTACAACGCCAACGATCAGGCGGCGTACATCTCGGCGTGCGAGGCGGGGTGCCGGGCGGTGGACGCGTGGTGCGGGCGGCGGTTCTACCTCGACACGGGCGTGTCGGCCCGCCAGTACGTGGCCCCGCGCTACCCGGTGCGGTTCCTCGTCGATGACTTCGCGACGACCACGGGCCTGCTGGTGGCGACGGACGAGGACGCCGACGGGACGTTCGAGACGTCATGGACGATCGGTACCGACTTCCGGGTGTTCCCGGTGAATCAGATCGGTCACACGGGCGAGACGGTCGCCTACTACGAGCTCGTGCCGACCGGCACAAAGTCGTTCCCGGTGTCGACCTATGGCCTGCCGACCGTGCAGGTGACGGCGAAGTGGGGTTGGCCGTCGGTGCCGCCGCCGGTGAAGCGGGGCGGGTTCATCCTCGCCGCCAATCTCGACGCCTTGCGTGGTGGCCCGGTGACGGTCGATGGGAACGAGATGGTGCAGCGCCTGCTTCAGCCGTACCGCCGCGGCGACCGTGTGTTCGGTGCGGCCTGATGGCGTCGCTGAACGAGTGCATCGACGCCCTCGCCGAGACGATCCGCACCTATGCGACGCCGCGGGTGTACGGGTACATCCCGACCCCGCCGAAGTCGGAGTCGGTGATCCTCCGAGGCGTGTCGTCGGAGTCGATCACGTTCGATCGTGGGTTCATCACCTACGAGGTCGAGGCGCTCGTCATCTCCGGGTCGATGAACGAAGAGGGCGCACAGCGGTGGCTCAACGATCAGATCACCGGCAACGGTTCGACCTCGATCGTCGGCGCCATCCACGAGCACCCGACGCTGGGCACTTCGACAACGGAGGCGACGGCGGATTCGGCGACGACGATGACCGCTTCGACGCTCGGCTTCCGTGACTACGGCCTGGTGTCGTTCGACGGCGGGGTGACAACGCAGTGGTCGGCGATCGTGCCGGTGCGGATCGTGACAAGGGGTGACTCGTGAAGGTGTGCAAGCGAACCCATCACAGCGAGGCCTTCGGCGGCGAGGTGCCGGCCGGGTCGCTGTGGGAGAACGATCACGACGTTGTCGCCGAGACGCCGTCCGCGTTCGGCAACGTGCGGGCGGCCCGTGGTTCGACGCTCGAGGTCGACGACGATGAGGATGAGGTGGCCTGATGGCTGTGCAGTCATGGACCGGCTTGTCGATCCTCTTCGGTGGGCTTCAGGTGGCGTGCAACGCCAAGTCGTTCAACGCCCCTGTCCCGTCGGTGGTCGAGCTCGACAAGTCGGCGCTGTGTGACACCTGGGATGTGTACATCGCCGGCCGCCGGTCGGTGACGTGGAACGCGACACTGATGCAGGACTTCGCCGCCGACGGGCTGGATCAGCGGGTGTTCGCAGCGTTGGCCGTGCCGAACGTCCCGGTGTCGCTCCTCCCCGCCGGCACGACGTCGGGGTCGGTGGGGTGGGCGTTCCCGTCGCTGCCGCTCAGCTACACGCCGATCGAGGCGACGCACGGTGACCTGGCGACGGCGTCCCTCTCGGGACGCGGGTCGGGTGTGACGGTGCGAGGCACGCTGATGCACCCCCCGGCGACGTCGCGCACGTCGTCCTCTACGGGCACCGCCTACCAGTTGGGGGCGATCACCGCGGCACAGCGGATGTTCTGCTCGGCGCATGTCACTCTGACCTCGGGCACTTCCGAGCAGCTTGTGCTGAAACTACAGTCGTCGGCAACCGAGGGCGGTTCGTACTCGGATCGGATCACGTTCACCACGGCAACCGACGTGACATCGGAATGGTCGTCGGTGGCGGGTGCGGTGACGGACACCTGGTGGCGGGCGTCGTGGACGATCTCGGGGTCGGACACCCCGACGTTCCAGTTCGCGATGGTCGCCGGCATCGGCCCACTGGCCTGACGCTCGCCGCGTAACGGCGGAATCACCCCTAGCTCGCGTCTCGGGGTGATCCCGGCGCGTCCCGAAAGGAACACCCTCATGGCAATCTTCGCCGCCCTCGACTACGACGTCACGTTCGCCGGTACCAACTGGTCGGATTGGGTGACGTCGGTCGGTCTGCCGATCTCTGTCGCCGAGTTGGACACGACGGCGTTCGGCGACACGTACGACACCTACATCGGTGGGCGCAAGTCGTTCACGATGCCGGTCACGTTCCACCAGGACTTCGTCGACAACGGCCTTGACGAGGTGATGTTCGCCGCTCTCGGCACGGTGATCGCGTTCACGGTGAAGCCGGTAGCGACGACGGTCGGCACCGGCAACCCCGAGTATCAGGGGTCGGTGCTGATCACCTCGTGGGACCCGGTCGCCGCCAACTACGGCGACCTCGCCGTCGTGTCGGTGACGTGGCGCGGCACGGGGGCGATCACGCGCGACGTCACGCCCTGAGTCATGGCCGACACCTTCGCTTCGTTCTCCCGCAAGATCGACGACTTCAAGGGTGAGCTCGACGGCTCGAAGCTGAAGCGGAAGCTCGAGCAGATCGGCAAAGAGGCGAAGGAAGACGCGGCGAAAGCGGTCCGCGGCGATCTCGGCGACGCCAGTATGAGCAACTGGAGAAGGGGTTCCCCGATCCAGATCCTCGCCCGGTACGACCTGCGCTCCGATCACGAGATCGAGGTGACGCCGACGCCCCGCAGCCGTGGTCCGTGGCGTGTGCTGGAGGACGGCCGCCAGGGTGGCGCTGCTACCGACCTGGTTCTCGTGGGCCGGGTGCGCAAGAAGTCGGGTACTCGTCGGGCGAAGTCCCGTGGTCGGAATCAGGGCGGCACGGCGGGCAAGTCAACGTGGTCGGATGCGGTGGCGATCATGGAGCGGGAAACCCCGAAGCGGGTTGACCGGTACGTGGTGGAGGCGGCGATCCGCAAAGCGGGAGTCAATTAGTCGAGCAAGTTGAGTTGACGAACGTCGGCGTAGAGAGCGAGCAGTTCCTCTGCCCATGCGATCTTGTCGACAACCCGTTGCCCCTTCGGTTGTGAGGTGCTCCACAATTCCAGATTCTCAATCCGGTTGTCGTC